TTGGTTGCGAGTTCGCCATTCCTTCTGGTTGAATGCGTCACCCTCTTCTTTGATTGTTCCTTTGCGTAGTAGAACAGCAGTCATAGCGTGTTCGCACCACTTGAGGTAAGTCGAACCACCATCGAATACTATTCCGGTAATGTTTTCACCTTCTTTGATTTTCTCGGCAATGATGTTCGTATACATATTCATCTTGTCCGTAAGGGCCGCATAATCAACGGTAGAATCCTCATTGAAAATAGACTCGTCTCGCTCATCCAAAAGAGGTAGAACGATGATGTCCTTGTCTTTCGGGTATGCTTCATCAATGGTAGCCTTAGCGGAGTTGTCTACATCAATGACATAGATTGTTCCTTTTGCGTTTACTTGGCGAGACAGACTGATAGCGAGTCCGGTCTTAGCACAATTTTCTTTGGCAACCAAAGCACAACGAACAGGAACGGATTGAGCCGTATTGTTCTCAAACATATTTCGGTAGTATTCTTTGCCGAACCCCACTTTTTCAGGGGTCGGTGCGCTCGTCTTTTTGTTAGTGTTCCACGACATATTATTCTCTCCTATTTGATTCTATATAAGGGTAGTTATTCCCCAACGATAACCATTGTATCGGTGTTAATTATTAGGGAAACAATAGACACAGCCGCCTTTAGGCTGTTGATGACGACCTGCTTTGGGTCGAGGATTTCTTTTGTTGAATCCTTCAATGTCAAAGCGTCAAGGAATCTGTAACTCAAGTGGTCTTTGATAACAGGCTCAAACCCTGCGTTGGTTAGGATTTGTCGGTAAGGGGCAGTAAGCACACGCACCCACATATTGTAGTTGTTTACACCTTTACCTTCGTCGATGTGGTAAATGCCACGCAACACCTGAACAAGACACCAACCACCACCGGCTACAACGCCACCCTTGAGGGCGAGGCGAGTAGCGTTCACGGCATCGTCAATACGCTCACGCGTTTCACGGATTTCTAATTCGGTTACACCGCCGACATGGATTGTGGCGGCTGTTCCGCCGAGACGACTCATTCTCGTAAGTATCTTTTCCTTGTCGAAGGAATGCTCGGCATTGTCGGCTTGTAAAGTTAAACCGTCAAAGTGTTCAACCCAAGCGTCTTTGTATTCTTGAGTCTTACTTTCTTGAGAGAGAATCAAATGCGTAGTCTTTTCTTTTACGATAATTCTATCGCATGTTCCGAAGTGTCCTGAACCCGCCTTAGCGTTTTGAATACCTAACGGGTCATCTTCACCGAACCCGATAAAGAGAGTTTCCGAACCGGAGAACACTTGGGTATCTTTGAACCAAGCCGCACTATCATAACCACCTTTCGGCATTCGGATAGCACACGCATTTACTATTCCCCCTAATGTATTAGCAATTAGATTCGACAATGCAATTCCTTTAATGTCGTTCACCATGAAAACAATTGGTCTACTGTTTTCGATAGCCACTTCAAGAGCAGGTGTCAATTTGTCGAAGTCTTCAATCACTTCGTCGGCAAGAATAATGAGAGGATTGTCGAACACACATTCTTTCTTCGGTGTGTTTGCGAACATAGGAGAGGCGAAACCGGCAGGGATATTGAACCCTGATTCTTTACTCCATGAGGAACAGTCTTGACTACCGACTTTCAAATTAACCATACAGTCTACGCCGGTATTGATGAACATATCACTAATCAGTTCTCCTAAATCCTCGTCGTTGTTGGCCGCTATGGTAGCGACCGCTTGTATGCGGGATTCGTCGTCTTCGTTGTCAATGTCGAGTTCCTCCGAAGAGTTCTCGATGTGGTGGAGGATAACATCTAAGTCGGCCTGTATTCCTTTTAGGTCTAAACTATCATGGTATTTCTTGGAGTAGTCAACCATAGCGTGAGCGAGAACGGTAGCGGTTGTAGTGCCGTCGCCGGATGCTTGTTGCGCTTCGTTACTGATTTGTCGGAAAAGAGATATTGCCGTTTGGGTTGCGGGGTCATCGGAACGAACAGCGTTCACAATAGAAACACCGTCGTTAAGTATTCTCGGAGGGCGAGTGCCGTCTCCTGAAACAACAACGGTCTTAGCGCATGGGCCAAGAGTGCCACTAACAGCGTCGAAGATAGCATCTATCGCCGCATACATAGCGTCTTTAGTTCCTTCTTTAATAACATTTGACATTTACTTTTCCCCCTGAAGTTATTCTTGTTTCAATCCCATCCGTCGCCGTCTACAATATCAGTGTCGGTCATAGGTGCAATTCGGTTCGCACACCACCATGAGTTCACCATGAATCGTAGTTCTTCTTCACGGGTAATCCAAGGAGAACCAACGATGAGAATTTCCGAACCAACCCCGAAGTCTACTTCGCCTTCTTGGTCGGCGGGAACATAGAGAGAGACTACTTCGGCTTCGCTCATAATATCAGTGTCACCGAGAGATACGATGAAGCCACCGTTTTCGCGTGGGTCAATGTGAACGACTTCGACAAGTGTTCCGAATAGCGTGTTCCACTTAGCCTTTTGGTCGAGTTCTTTGTAAGCCTCACCACATGCTTCGATAGAAGGTTTGAGGTTGTTACCGAGCCATTCAGGAACAAGACCGACCGGAGAACCGTCGTCGTCAAGCATGAAAGGAGGGGCGGAGAAAATATCCATAACGGTTTCGTCGGCAGTAAAGGCGGTAGCCTTAGAGCCGTAACAAAGACCTGCTTTAGCCGCAGGTTTTAATCCGATAGTGCCACAAACAAATGTCGGGAATTGGATTTTAGCCTGTTCACCGGAGAGGCGAACCTCAATCATTTCAGGGTCATCGTTTGTTCCCTGCTTTCGACCCAAGAACAAACAAGTTCGGTCGAGTTCTTCAAGCGGTCTGTTTGAGCCGTATTTGAAGTTGGCATTACCATTAGCAAAGGTCATGTTATTTTTATCCCAAATCAAAGAGAAGGATGTGTTTGCATCCAAGTCCATTTGTCGAGGCGGGAGAGAAGTAATGTCGGAGGATTTACAACCTTCTTCAAAGGATTGCTTCGCCATGAGAGATGGGTTGGCATGTCGTGTGTAAGTGCCGTCGTGGTTGTTCTCGTAAAGAATGATAGCACCTTGTTCAACAAGAGCCAAGCGACCTGATTCATCCATAGTTGCGAGGGTGTTCTTCATCTTGTTGTAAGCCATCTTCGCCCAATCCTTTTCGCGAGGAACGGATGCAAACATACCCTCAAAGAGAGTTGCACCACTACGGGTCAATTTTGCCTTTTCGCTTGAGATTTGACGGGCCGCTACTCGGAGTGCCAAAACCTTACTTTGTTCTTCGTTCTTACCGGCGGCAGTCCAACCCGCACCTTCTTGTGCGAGAATCAAGTCGGCCTTTGCCGACAATGCTTCTACGGTCGTTTTAATCTGTCCGGCTACTTTTTCTATCATCTGTTCGTATGCTACCATGCGCTCACTTCCTGTATCTATTCCTTTTCATTGGGGGGTATTAAAAGGTTGTCATTGGTTTCCCCCGACCAACATTCTAATGAAGTTATGACGCACTATTTCATCGTCTACTCCGTTGAGTATATCTCTCTCGGCCACTATTGCGGCTTCGATAACCTGCATTTTAGACTCCGCATTAGCACCGCTATTGACGGCGTATCGGAAAGTCTCACGCACTTGTTCACGGACTTCTCCGACGAACATTTTCAATGCCTCATCGAATCCGTTCTCAAGGAAACATAGGCGTAAAAGTAATTTGTAATTCAATTCTGGTGTAATCAAAGAATCCAAGAACTTCTCTTGGTCGGGAACAATCATATGAACATACGCTTGAGTTGCACCGATAGCATTTCTCAAATCACCGGCATGTGCTTTTGCGATAATATCAAGTGTCTCCAAGCCCCCGCTTAGGTGGCTACGCATACCTTCTTGTGAAACAATCGCTCGCAGTCTACCGACCATTGCATCATGCGGAATCGGTTTGAAGGTTCGGACTTGGCATCGAGATTGAAGCCACCGTGAAACCTTTGTCAAGTTGTTGCATGTCAGGATGAAAATACCGTTGGCATTCTCAATCACACCTTTCAGTGCCGACTGTGCCGCATCAGTGAGTTGGTCGGCTTCATCCAAAAAGAATATGCGTTCCTTGATACCACTTCTTGTTAAGGGAATAATAACTTCTTCGATAAAGTCAATACCTCGCTCTTTCTTAGAAGACGCGTTGAACATAATAATTTGCCAACCTAAGTCTTTCGCCAAAGCATATGCAACAGAAGTCTTTCCTGTTCCGGCTTCGGGGGAATGAAATATGTAATGTTGCATAGGTGCTTTACCTTTTACTATTACCGTTAATTCATTAACGATTTCATGTTGTCCGACGATACCGTAAAGTGAATCGGGTCGGTGTTTAGTAGCCCAAACGCTCATTGCCCCACCTCGCTCAAAAGAAAACACATACCTCTCTCAATACAGAAAATACATTCAAAGGAGTATACGACTCCCATAGTATCACAATGCCAAGCACCACAAGCACACCTCATTCTTCCTCACCTGTTATTTCCTTAATGATATGTTCTGTGTAGCATGTCTTACAGTGTTTCTTACCTTCAAATTGAGGGGAGTGAACCAACGGTTTCAAACATTTGAAGTTCATTGGTAGACCTCCTGATTAAGATGATATTGTCGCTGTTGTTCTTGGTAAAAATCCTGTTCGCATGGTAGGCATAGCCCGTTATCGCTGTTGATGTGAACAATGGCATCGTCGCATGTATGACATACGACCCAACCCTGCTTTCGCAACAAACGCCTAACAAGCCACTTAGCAATCACACACCCACCTCGTCAATGACTGCGGAGAGTTCTTCGGCTTGTTTTTCCTTTGCGGCATGTTGCTCAACCAAAGTCTCGACAAGTGCTTGGCGGTTGCTGTCGGAGTAGCACCAAAACGACACAACATTATCCCTGAACATAGTCCATTGATTCGTGAGGTAGTCTTCATTGATACTTCGGTCGCCGTAAAAGTGCTTAACAAAGTCGGGATAATTTACTCTACTCTTAATTCTTCGTAGACCCTTGAACAATTCTTTTGCGTTCATCAGTTCATCACCTCGTTTGCTCTCTGACTAATCAATTCGCCGATGAAATGAATATCCGCCTCAAAGTTGAGTTTGTTACCATACGCTTCGTTGTAGGCGATAAGTGTTCTTTTAATTGTAACAAGGTGGCTGTAATTGTAACAATCCTCGTCTTTATCACGGTGGGCGACACTTTGCACTTGGTCTAATTGTAGACTACGAAAGTCTTCAATAAGCGGTAGTAAATCAAGAAGAGTAATCATTCAACCGCCCCCAAAATACCTGTTCGCATCCATTCATCCTGTATCACACCACGAAGGGCTTCAATGATACCATCACGGTTCACGACAACGACATCCTCGAAGGTTTCATCACATTCGGACAACAAGCCTATGAGTTCTA